CCATTATACAGTTCAAACTGTAGAGCGTCCGTACGGGAGTCAGAAATATTATCTACGGTAGACTTCAACATATAGTTTTGGTCAATAGAGATGTTTGGAGCTGATGAAGGCTTAGCCGGAGGGCTGTCACCTACCACAAATTCAGCAGTAGTATCTTCAGCCGTCCAGTAAGACTTAGTTTCCTTACCCTCTCCGTACGTTTTAGATACTGGAGATACGATACATCGTACTAATATAGCATTAGATGGGTAAGAATATGTTGCGTTTTCGTCTTTAGTAGTAGACTCTGACGCTTTGAACCAGACGCCATCACCAGTGTTATATTCCCATCTGACCGAGAAATGGTCTAGATGTTCGGCATTAGCACTGTCTGTGCTGGTCCCTTCTTTTGTTAAACTTCCAATGGAGATGGGACTCATGATTGAGTAGCTACCGCTGTCCGGTGATTTGTCGATTACCGCGCGCTTACCAATCAACTCACGAATATACCAACGATAGTTAAATACCCATGAGTCAATAGCTACCCCATTATACCATGTAGATCCGCTCTTAATTCGTACAATATCTCCGTTCACAGGGGCTCCGCCAGAACCAGTGTTCTTAGCGAAGTTCCATGCGGCAAATATAGTACTTGAACCGCCGGATTGTACGGCGATACGCAGGTTAGCTACCTTCATGATTATACTCTCCTTTCAATTCTAGCAGCACGAATAAGTGACTCCATAGCTGTCGATACAGCAGAGCCATCATCATAAGTAATACCGTCGATAACGTAAGTATTACCTGTGCTGTCCATAACTTTCTTAAGGTCTGAGATAGCAGTGGCTACCTTAGTACCAATGTCATTTTGACGGTTTGGCGAAACATCTCCGACTGATACCGCTCTAGTTAAAGTAGCAGACAGTGGGTCTGTTCCAAGCAACCCTCCTAGAGCACTTGCGCTTCGTTTAACGCTAGATAAGTCTAGGACAGGTGTGATTGTCGGATTGTTGTTCATTGTAGAGTCTAGTAATGATCCGACGAAATCTAGACCTTTGTTCATACCATCTTTAGCAGCATTAGCCATAGACATAGCTGTATCGTAAATATAGTCTCCGCCATCATTCAATGAGTTAGCGAAACCTGATACTACGAATCGACCAATCGCGTAGAATACACGAGAAGGTGAGTGAATATCTAAAGCTTTTCTAGCTGCTGAGGCTGCTTGTGATGCCATAGCTGATGCTTGAGCAGCAACCATATATGAGTTCGCACTGATACCGTTAGCTAAACCTTGAGCTAATCGTCCACCAGCACTATAGAAGTTAGAGTAATATGAGCTTACCGCAGACACTGCTGCCGATAATGTACTAGTAATGCTTGAACGGACTTTAGAAGTCGCTGTCCCAATACCAGTAGCTAACCCACTGCCTAACTTAGTACCATTTGCTGTGAATGTTCCTTCGTGCGAAGCGACTACTGAGCTAGCGTTGGAAATAATACCTTCGATAGCTGATGAGACACTCGCTCCTGAAACAGCAATGCCTGCAGCAAGTGACTCGCCGATACGGTTACCGACTCCGTCGAAGTCTGCGGAAATATCCCCGATAGACCCTAATGCTTCGCTAATAGCTGTAGTAATACTTCCAGATAAGTCGCCAAGACTACCCTTGAGTGACTCAGTAATAGCTGAAGATAAGTCAGTTGATGCTTTCTCGGATAACGTAGTCTCTAAAGTAGACATAGCTTCGTCAATAGCTGGTCCGATAGCTTCTAATCCGGTAGTTATACCTTCTGAAATATCAGTCGAAATGTCTGAACCTAAAGTAGAAGTAGAGTCTTTGAAGCTACCTAATCCTGACTCCATAGCTGTTTGAACTTCGGACATCATATTTTCTAATGCCGTTTTAATGGTTTCAGTTCCATTTTGAAGTCCTTCAGCGACACCTTCGCCACCGATAGAACCAAGCTTGTCAAAAGCCTCTTTAATCTTATCAATAGATCCTAAGTCTATAGAACCCATAGAGTTTACGGTATCTATTAGGCTCTTCATGGTATCTACTGCAGTTTGTATAGAACCGTCGGATAATCCACCTAGTTGTGTACTACCGAAGTTATTAATAATCTCAGATAGTTTGCTAAATGAGCTTAACGTAGACTCAGCGATAATAAGACCTTGCCACTTACGGACAGAATCTGCTAAAGTACCCAATGGTTCGGCTAGTCCAGAGATTACTCCAGCACCTAATTGACCAGACCAAAGTTTGCCGATACCTCTAGCTAAAATATCCAACGTGGTTACGGCGTCTTCTGAGATTGTTACGCCTTCCCATTTCTTAATTGACTCAGCTAAAGTACCTAATGGTTCAGCTACTCCATCAATAGCTCCGGCACCAAATCCAGATAATGTGAATGCTGAAACACCTTGTGCTAATTGAACTAATTGTGAGCCCATATTTTCAGGAATTGTTACGTCGGCCCATTTCTTAACAGAGTCGGCTAATACCCCTAAAGGTTCCGCTGCTGCGGAAATAGACATAGAACCGATGATAGAAAGTGTGTTAGCGAAACCGCCTAAGGCTAAAGTACCAAGGGCTCCGGACATAGCACTCAAGCCACGACCAATTTCATCCCATGATAATCCCGCCATTTTGACGAAAGCTTCTGCCAACTTATCGATGTTCGCACTAGCGGACTCTAGAGATAATCCACCAATTAAGGACATGAATCCTCCTAGGTTACCAGTTAAACCGGCAGCTGTACCTAATTCGGCTAACGCTCCACCCATAGCTACCAAACCACGACCAATGTCGTCCCATCCTAATCCGGATAGTTTAGTTAGAGCTTCGGATATTTCGTCTAAGGATTGTACGGCAATATTGATAGCTCCAGCTCCAATGATAGCGCCAAATCCACCAAAGTTGCCCACGGCCGATGCAGCAGTACCCAATTCGGCCAATGCTCCGCCCATACCAGTAAGTCCTTTAGCGATTTGTTCCCAGCCCATAGAGCCGAGTTTTCTCATGTTTTCGGAAATCTCATCTAGTGTTTGGACTAGAATATTAATAGACTCTGCTCCGAGAATAGAGCTAAACCCTCCGAATCGTCCTACAATAGTAGCAGCTCCAGCTAATTCAGCTAATGCGCCACCCATAGCACTTAGACCGCGACCGATTTGTTCCCAGCTCATAGAACCGAGTTTCTTAAGGTTCTCAGAAATCTCATCTAATGTCTTAGACATAATGAGAATGGAAGTAGCACCGGCTACAGAATTCAATCCAGAGAATTTCTGTAAAATAACAGCGGCTCCGACTAGTTCGGCTAGAGCACCTCCCATAGCAGTTAGGCCACGTTGGATAGTCTTCCAACTCATTGAGCCTAATTTCTTAAGACTAGTAGATATCTCGTCTAGTGTTGACGCTAGTATTAATATAGAAGTAGCTCCTAATATAGAGCCGAATCCTGAGAATTGTTGCAGAATAACAGCAGCTCCGACAAATTCGGATAGCGCTCCACCCATAGCAGTTAGACCACGTTGAATTTGTTCCCAGCTCATGTCTCCGAGAGACTTAAGATGTTTAGCAATCATACCCATACTGATGCTCATGATTAGAATGGATGTTGCTCCACCAATAGCTTTACCACCTGCGAATTTATTTAGGATAGCAGATGCTCCGACGAATTCAGCTAGAGCTCCGCCCATACCGGCTAGCCCTTTACCTATTTCCTCCCAGCTCATATTGGCAAATATTTGAGCCGCTTTGCCTAATATTTTGATAGACTCAGCCAGGATTAATAGAGACACGGCGGTCACTGGTGAAATCTTAACGTCTTTCATAGCAGATAAACCTTTAGTCAATCCAGATATAGCTACTCGTACGCCTATAAGACCTTTAGCTAATTGTTCCCAGTTCATATTACCGAATGTTTCTACTGATTTAGCAAGCATTTTGACGGCTTGAGCCATCAGCATTAGCGAGACAGCTGCTTTGACTGTATTCAGTTGACCGTAGTCTTTTACGGAGGATACTAAGTCTCTAAAGGCCTTGTTTAGGACCTTCATCATTGCTGAGATAGCTAAAATACCACCGGCTACTTGTTCTGGGTTAAGTTTAGATAATCTCTCAATAGCACTTACTAATAATGTAACCGATGCTGCAATAGCCAATACTGATACCACTTTAACACCTTGTGAGAAGTTACTTAGTGAGCTTTGAATACTACTCATGAATTCTTTAAATCCTGATGCGGCTTTATCTTTACCGCCTCCCATGAAGCCTGATACTTTCTCCTTGATTTCGTCAAGGGTGTCTGCGAAACTCTTAAATGTGTTACGGAAGCCTTGAATTAAGGCGATGATACCTCCACCGGCTAAACCAGCGAGCATATTCTTAACAGTAAGATTGCTACGGAACCATTCCACTACTGGAGATAAGAAGTTCTTAAGCCATCCGAACACGCCACCAATAGCATGTCCAGTCGCAGTAATTCCTTGTTTCACTCCGCCCATTTTACCAATAAACTCGTTGATTACACCGGATATAGTGGTTAACACATTGGTGATAACTTCTTGTAAATATTGAAAAGCTCCGTTCGATTTAACATTCTTGTTAAGGTCAATGAAGAACTGGCCCATAGATGCTGAAATATCTAGGAATTTACTACCGATATTTTGGAGTAATCCTCCTCCGAAGAATTCAGCGAAAGGTTTTAATAGTTGACCTAATCCATAACGAACTAAGTCTAATGCAGCAAAGAACCCACGAAATGTAGTTCTAATCTTCTCCATAGCTTCTTCGCTAGGTTTTAGACTTGCTGTAAATTGTTTAAATTTAACAGTTAAGTTATAGAGTTGCTCACCAGTCGTAGCTGGGAAGAATTCTCTAAAACTTTCTTTGAAGGCTGTAACTACTTGTCCAAGAGATTGGAAAGCATTCTTAAATCCCTCAATCATATTCTCCCGACCAGATTGTCGAGACATACGTTTAGCAAAGTCTTCTAGGTTAATAGAGCCGTCTTTGACGTGTTCATTCAAAGACTTAAGAGCCTTAACGGAATCCAATGTATATCCGCGAGCTTTAAGTTCTTCTTCAGATAAGCCAGATACTTCATCAGTAAGTTTGTTAATAGACTTACCTAAAATATCCGCTGTAACCCAACCTTCTCCGAGAGATTTCTCGAATGAGCCAGATTTAGTAATAATATCATCGACCGCGACACCTTGTTCTTTAGCTACCGATTTGATAGACTCTTTGAACGCGTCTGCATCGTTGATACCTTGGTCGAGAATTTGCTTCCATCCAGTACTTAAACCTTCGGATAACAATTTGTTTCGAGCATCAGCTGATTTACCGATAACTGCTCCGACTGAGTCAGAAATAGAAGTTAGTAAGTCTTTAGCTTCCTCGAAGTCACCGACCATAATTTGCCAACTTTGCGTCCAACCAGATTGGGCAGCTTCTTTAAGAGTATCCCATAATTGAGTAAATGTCTTAACTTTAGTAGCTGCGTTTACGGCTGTATCAGCAAGTTGGGTAATTTGTTTAGCTTGTTCTTCAGTATATCCTTTAGCGATTAAGTCAGCTTCAGTATACGCACCAGATAACTGTGTTAAAGTTTCTGTCAGTACGTCAGCTGTAAGCCATTCGCCCTTAGATAAGGACTCCCTGAACGAACCATATTTTTGAATTAACGCATCCACGTTAGTACCCATTTGAGTAGCTGTACGTTTTAATGCATTTTGAAATACTTCACCACCCATACCGGCGTTTACTACTGAGTTCCAGTCCATAAGCTGAACTTTACCAGCTGCTAACGCTTGGGATAACTGATACATTGCTGTACTAGCTTGTTGAGATGTTGACCCTGATACTGCGGCTAAGTTGGCAATACCTTTGATAGATGTTACTGACTTA